AATATATACTGGCTGACCTTTTGAAATTGGTCCTAGTACTCTTACAGGAACTCTGCCTTTTAGTGCTATTGCTTGTCCTTTTGCTTCTGCGTTCATTAAGTAAGCAGGATTTTCAGATATTACTCCAACAACTACTTCACCTAATTTTGCTGCTCTTGCTTCTTTTTCGCCTCCAATTGAAATTATAGTTCCTACTGGATATTCTGCGTCCGTTTCGTATATTTCTGCTAAGTCAGCAAATTTTGCACTAAGTGCTACACCAATAAATTCGTTTGCTGTAATGTCACCGCTACTGTCTCGTAGTGCAACAGTGTTATTTACCGCACCCAAACTTGGCTGGTATAAAACACTGGCTAAGGTAAGTTGTTCTGCTACTGTTGCTGTGCCGTCAAAAGTATCAGCATAGGCTGTTCTAAACTTTATACTTGATGTGCCTAAATCAAAAGTGCTGTCTGATGCTGGTTGCATTCCTGTTGCTGTAATACTTAAACTATGTAGATTAACACCACTGCCGTTATTTGCTTTAAATTTAATTAAATTAGAATTGCCTACTTCATTTGCTATTACCGCTTGATTGTCGTTTTCGATATATATTTTTAAATCTTCAGAATTACCAATAGATATGCCAGCATCAACGAACGATACTAGACTAGTAAATGACGGATCGGATGATGTAATATAATCGGCAGCATCAATACCTCCAAGTTTTGTAGCGTTAGAGGCTGTACCCCAATATAAAAATCCTCCAGATGTAATGCCGTTAGCGTCAGTGTTAACCATTGTAACACCTTTCTTGACTAGACTAAAACCTGGAATGGCTGAAGCAACACTTAATGTAAATTCTTCATCAGAAATAATAATAACAACTACATCGTCAATAATACCTTTAATAATTGTTCTAGTGTTGTCATCAATATCAGTAACAGATGCACTCTGCATCTGTGTTACGCCTGCGCCTGGTGCAGATTGGGGACCGACTAAAGTGAAATCTGTACCATTAAACGCAAATAACTGTTGATTAGTTGTATTCCACCAAAAATCGCCTTCTGAAAGTCCGCTTGGCTGTGTAGGACTTACTTCTGCGCCGCCTGTTGTGCGGAATTGACTACCATCATAAAATTTTAATTTGCTGTTTGCACTGTCGAACCATAACTGCCCTGACAGCGGTCTTGGTGGTTGTGTTGCTCCGGAAAAGTTTTCTAGCAGAAACAGGAAGTTTTCGTTTTGGATTTCTCCGTATCCTGCGTAGTTTTTACCTATAAACTTAAGATCGGTAGTTTGGTCAATTGTACCATCTTCGACCGAAGTTAATAAGGTATTATTGTATCTATCAATTTGATATGCCATTTTAGTCTAACCCCTGAAATACATTAATAGTATTTATCTTCATACACTTGTTCCTAAGTCGCTAGTATACTGCCATACATTTGAACTGTTTACTGTAAATCTCAATCTACCTCTAGTTGCTGCAAGTGTTCCTGTTCCTGATACAGAATCAAAATCAACATCTTGTAATACAGATTCAGTGCCAGTATTTGTTGCATTTCTTACAGGAACAAAAGATTTATTTGTAGCACCTGCTACATCTATGCCAGTAACTTCTACAACATACGACACAGTATGTATAGTAGCAGTAGTGCCTATTTCTTTTTGGCTTGCAGGATACAATTCATCTATAACTGTTGCTATTTGTGTTGTATTAAGTCCGGTTATATCTAAACTAAAAACAACTGGCTCACTATCTATTTGTGTATCTACATAATTTTTTGTTGCAACATCTTGTGCCGAAGCCGGATCTGCAACACCTTGAATTTTTTGATTATTGATAGTGATTGGTCCTGCACTATCAATAATGAGTGCGTCAGTAGTGGTAATTTGCGAGTCATTTAAATTTATATCGTCTACTTGTAATTCTGTAACAAGGCCAAAATTTGTTAAACTGGAATTTACAACTGTAGCCCCTAAAGTTGTATTATTTAAAACATCGGTACCGTTTATTAAATAACTTTTTCCGCTTGCAATATTTAAATTTTCAGTACTTGACCAACTAGTGTTTGCATGTTGATACAACAAACTAATATCGTCTGCATCATTTTTAACTATTATTCCGGCGCCGTCAACTTGAAGTTTTGTTAATACAGTGCCATCTGAAGTAATTGCAAGTTCTAAATTTTTATCTTCAGTTCTAAGTGTTGTAACATCAATATAAGTTGCATCACCTTCTACAGTTAGATCTCCAGTAATTCTGCAATCACCAGTAACATCTAAATTATAACTAGGATTGCCTTGAAATATACCCACCCTTTGATCTGCTGCTTTTACTGTTATTGCATCTGTAATCAAAGAGCCTGCGCCTGAACTTCTTACTCTAATTTTATAATCGTGATCTAAAAGTTGGTTTTCTACAACTACAGTAGATCCAACAATTTTCTGTATGTTGTTCTGGCTTAATCCAATTGTTATACCGTTTGAGTTTTGGACTGTTAAAGATCCTACTGTAGTTCCGTCTTCGTCTGCAGGTAAAAATTGACTTGCGTTTTTAACAACGCCTGCATCTGTAATTAAACTTGTAGAATATTTAGAAGTGCCGTAAAATTGAAATCCTGTTTCATCTACTAAATTAATTCCCTTTTTAATTTCGCCTGGTATTTCACCGATTTCATCTGCTTCCGATGGCGTAAATGTTAAGTTACTTATAACTGCAACTAATTGAGCACCTATCCATAATTTTAGTACCCTTCTAGTACGACTTTGGGTGTCAAGAATGTCCGCAACTTCAAATCCTGATCTTCCTTGTTGCGCAGTATAAATGGGTCCTGCTAGTTCTAATTCAGACCCGTCAAAGAAATATAATTGATTTGTAAGATTATTCAGCCATAAATCTCCTGCAACCATTTGAGGTTGCGAAGGTTGCACAAAAGGAGAACCTGCTACTATAAATTCTTCACCATTATAGATTTTTAATCTACTTTCAGAAGTATCATACCATAATTGACCTGTAATAGGAGATCCAGGTGCAACTGTGTTACTGAAGTTTTCTAATAGTTTTATAAAATTTTCATTTAAAAATTCCCCAAACCCTGAATAGTTTCTACCTATTAAAGTTAAGTTTGTAGAATCTGTGTCAACAAATCCGTCAATTAAATCTACTAGTAGACTTCCGTCTGTTTTGTTTAGTTTGTAACTCATCAAACTTCTCCGTGATAAATTATGTAATTTACAGCAAGAAACGGATTCATAACATTAACTGCATCTCCTAGCGTAGGATTTAAAACGCCTCCGCTTGTTGACAGTGCTTGCCCAACACCTGTTCCTGTAGGAGCATCGTACACAATTGATTCTGGATCTGAAGTAGGACCTTTTGTTAAATCGCTAATTGCATAAAACTGATCTCCATTGTCTGCCCTCATATCATGTTCATGATCAGGCAAATTATCAATACCTATACTAACATCTTCTGCGCCGCCTGCATTACCTAGTTCACTAGCACCAAGACCAGTTACTCTATCAGCAGCAGTGCCTCCCATGTTATCAAGACCTAGTGCAAATCTACCTCTAAAATCTGGAAGTGCAAAGTATTCTGTGCCGCCGTCTGAAATGCCTGATGCGTCTTTAAAGTTAAACCCAATTACTTCAAATAGTGTTGGATATAACACTTGTAATACTTCTCTACCGTCACATAATAGCCAACCTTCTGGTATAACTGTTCCTCCAAACGGTAAAATAATTCCTGGAGGGTTAGTAGGAACACTAGACAATAATGCTCGTCTACTGACTTTATATAATCCTGTTGTGCCTGTAGTTCTATTGATTAATATTTCGTCATCACCTTCAGTAGAACCAAGACTTGGCTTGGTTGCTATAAAACTATTGCTAATAGATGTGCTAAATGTTTTTGTTGTTCCGCCTGTTTGTCCATCAAATGTAAATTCAGGCGCAGAAACATCTCCTGACATTCTAAAAGTTGTCTTACTGGCTAGTTTATCAGTGCTAGTTGATTTACCTGTAATCGTTCCAGTAATATCTCCTACTAGATTCCCAAAAAATGTATTTGCATAAACGGCTTGCCATCTAATTAATTCAGTTCCTAAAATGCGCTGATTATTTAAATCAGGAGTTAAATTTTTAACTTGAGTTCCGCCTTCTATTGTTACATTGCCGCCTATATTCAAGTTTTTTGCAATGCCGACGCCGCCTTTAATAACTACTGCGCCGCTACTAAATGTATCGGATTGTGTTGCGCCGTCGACTAATAAATTGCTATCTGTTTGAATATTTCCTATTACATCAAGTGCCTGGTCAGGAGCACCGTTGTTTATACCTACATTTGTTCCGTCTAAGGTAAGAACATTCTTTGTTACGCCGCCATCATTTGTTCTAATATTAATTTGTGCGCCGCTTGTGTTGTGTGTAATAACTCCGGCTTCGCCTTCTACTCCAATAGATAACTGTGATGCAGTACCTAACTGCAAACCAGTATTATTTTTTATTCTAATAGGAAAATTTGTTATACTTGTTTGATCTGTTCTTAAAAAGTTAGATGAAGGAACTGTAGTGTTTCCTACTACAAGTGCTTCTGCTTTTTCTGATGTACCGTTAAATTTTGCAACTCCAGCACCTGTAATATCTCTTGTTGTTAAATTTATACCAGGTTTAAGACTAGCAAAACCTGATATAGCAACTTTAGGTGTAAACGTAGATGTAGAAATAATTGCTACAGGTTGTGCTTCAACTTCAATAACTAAAACACTATAATCTGTATTATCTGTTCCAGTTAATTGTATAGGTCGTGCGCCAGTGTTTAGACCATCTGAAAAACTAGGACCTACTAATACCCAACCAGAACCTGAATACAAATATAGTTGCTGGTTATCAGTATCAACCCATAAGTCACCTGTTACTGAATTATTAACATCTGGTTCTGCTATTGCTTTTTTTAGGCCGCCTGCTGCTGCCCAAGCGGTACCATCATAAACTTTAAGTTGATTTACACCAGGACTACTATCATACCAAAGTTGTCCTTCAACAGGATTTTCTGGCTCTGAGGTGTTAGCAAAATTTTCTAATAAGTGTAGGAAATTTTCAGCAATACTAGTACCATATGCAGTACTGTTTCTTCCTGGAAGATCAACACTTGTCTCCTGGTTAATAGTATTGTCGTCTACTATTATGCTACCTTTGTTTGCTTGATCTGTAAAATTAACTTCGTATGCCATTTATATCTCCTGTTATACCCCTGACAAACTTTGCACTCTTACAGTGTAATCAATTTGTATTAATCTATTCAAGGATTTTTGAACAGGGTGGAAAATTACGTGTGTAAGTAAACGGCCTGAACCCGATGCTGAATAACTTCTTAAACCTAATTCATCAAAAACATAAGCACTGTCTGCATCGCTTGCTGTATCGAACGCTTGCTGTCCACTTGGTTCTCCGTAATCTAACAAACAAGTTACAAGTATATCTGTATAATTTGTTCCGCTTACGTGCCTTGTTTCTATTTTATTTCTAACAGGATCAATGTTGTTTACACTTCTGTCATCTACAACTTTTGTAAATGTCTGATTGTATAAACTAGCGTTAGTACCTGTACTATTAGGAGTAAGATATGTAATTATTCCTGTAGGATCAACAGACGTGCCGCCATTTCCAAAACTCATTTCGTAAATCCAGCCTTCGCCTGCATTTGCAAGACTTTCAGCAAGAGATATACTCATGTTTTCGTAATGAATTGCATTGCGTTTGTTAATTATAACTTCTTTAGACACTGGGTCATGTATTTTTATATGACCTTGTACTAAAATACCTTGATTTTCTTGAATATTATCCATTTTTTAATCTCTCACTGTGTATTTATTCAGGCAAGTCAACTGTTGCTCCGCGCAGGAATCTGCCAATGTTATTTTCAACATTACTTAGCGATTCTCCTAGAGGTGTCCAAATCTTTCCTTGTTTTCTTACAACAATTACTTTTTGATTTTCTTCCGGAGTTGCTAGTAAAGTTAATGTGTTTCCTTCTAATGAAAATTCTGCTGGCTGAATTACGTCTCCTTCTGGAGAATCTTGATCAATTGTTAAATCAAATACTGCAAGAGACTCTTTTCTAAGACGCTTGCCAGCAGCAAACACTTCAAAATCATTAATACTTTCTGGTGTAAAATCTAGTTGGAAAGTATTAGTGTTTCCGTCTGCTTCAAATACTGTAGAAATCATTTCATCTTTATAAGGTATATTTTCACTTATACTTTGATTTTCTACTTTTGTGCCCGAAGGATGAACTGTAGGTACTCCTGTTCCTAATGTGCCTCGACGTATTTGTCGTAATGTATTACCTTCTTTAATAAAATACTCTATTCGTTCTCCATTAACAAATAAAACTCCTGGAACATTATCTTGCTTGCTAGGAACTGGAAGTTCTGAAGCGTCACTAATTTCAATCCTAAGATCATACCAGTTTAAATCTTGCGCTAATTCAAACAGCACATTGTCGTTAAGACGTTTATAATGTGTACGATTTAGTATGTCTTTAAACTGTCTAAAACCGAAACTATCTTTTGAAACAAACGGATTACTAAAATGTATGATTTCTAAAACATCGTCCTCTGCAACGTTTTTAATTTTCAAATAACGATTATCTTCTAATACTATATAATCAACGCTAGGAGTTAATTGAACACCGTTTTTAGTTACCCAAACATATTGAGCATCTATAGCAGGCTTGCGCAACTTGATCAACCCTGTTGTAAGTGAATGGTACTCTTGATATTCTTCAGTACCGACTTGCAAAGTTGTTCTTTCAACAACATCATAATTAACACGCTCTATTTCTTGTATATCATGATTGCTAAACTGTGTAATCTGTATTTCAGAATCTAAAGGAGGCGTACTTACAAATGTTACCTGGTTGTTCTCAAAAGTATATTCTCCATCATCAATAACAAACACTTCTAATACATCACCTGTTGTTCCTACACCAGAGAATAGAGTTATACTTGTATTAAAAATATCCCATCTATAATCAACAGTTTCTTCTAACTTAGTGCCATTCAAATATGCTTCGATTTGATTAGGTAGAAGAGATACGTTAGGCTGTTGATACAATCTAAGTTGATATTCCCTAACTGCGGTAACAGCAAATTTTTGATTGTATCCTGCATTTAGTATCTGACCGTCAACTTGAACAACTATCTTATGTGAAAGAGGCAATTGATTAAACGGTGCTTGAGATAATTCAAATGTTGACGTTGATCCATCTCCTACTAAGAAATCTTTCTTCACTTGACTAAAGTTTGTTTCTTCAGTATAGAAAATGCCGTAGAAAATTTGTGCGTCAGCCTCAACTGCTTCTGGGAATCTAATTGCAACTTTCCTTCCAGTTTGTACAAGTTGTATTTCTGAAGGGACTCCGTTGACATTTACAAAACTACTTAAATTGTCTCTCCATTCTACAGTAGTAACAAACTCATTAGTATTTCCATCTGCAATTACTGTATCTATAACAAGTATGTTTTCTGCTGCAACTCCGAGTGTTAATATATGTAGTTCATTATTGATTGCAGGAGCAGTGTTAAGAGTTAGCGTTCCTGCGGAATAGTTAACTACATAATCATCTTGAGATATCTCTTGATTATTAATTCTTACATAAATTGCATCGCTAGAGTTTGGAATAACTCCTAGATCAAACACTGTTTGTACTCCGTCAGTGATATATGCTTGACTAAAGATTGCGCTGCCTCCTGCACTGTCTCTTTGATATACTCTAATATCCAAAGTGTCTACAATCTGTCCAGGGACTAATTCTTCGGGGCCTTTTGAAGTTGTTGGCGTAACAAATCCATCACCATCAACAATTATATCTTCTGCGTTTAATCCAGTAGCAGTGCTATAATTAATATTTCCACCTGAAAGTTGCGTGTCATAACTTGTTGGATCTGGTACAAAACTACCATCAGATGTAACTTTTCTAATAATTAATGTCGATGTTCCTTCTTGTATAGTTAAATCAGGACCAGTATTGTTGCCGGTTTCGTCATATGGCTCTAATTTTAGGTTGTCTATATAAAGAGTCTGTGTTATTCCGTCACCTACTAGTGTTTGCATAATTGCATTAGGATTAGATGTAACAGTGCTTCCGTCATACAAAGGATCATCAATTCTAATACCGTCTAGATATACGTTATAGGATATGCCTTCCTCTAAAGGCTTTGATAGCACAACTTGTACAGTTGAATCATCAAACGTAAAAATTTCATCTTCAAACGTATTGTCGTAAGTATCCCACAGTGTTGAGAACCAAGGCTTTGTGTCCCAGCCTGCTGCGCCTTCAAATTCTAAACTTTTAACTTCGACGCCGCCATAATCAATACCATCCATTAACTGTGCAACATCATTGCCTATCATTCCTGTAGTTGGATTGTAGAATAGGTTTATTCTATCTTGAGCATCTAGCATATCTATGTCTCTAAAATAGATTACCTCTATTGCTGCACCTGTTTTAGGTGGTTCGACAAAATCAACTCTTCCTAAATATCTAGTATAACTTTTTGAATTGTCAGAAACATTACTAAACGAGTATTCACTTCTAAGTGCTTCTATACCGTCAACATATATTGTCATCCTGTTAGACTTTTGATCTAGAGGCCATTTAAGTGTAAATGTAGTAGTGGCTCCTGAACCAACAAAGTTTTCAGTTTCTTGTAGATTTGTTATATAAAAATTACCAGTAACCCTATCAAATTTAGACCTTACATGTGTGCTTCTTACAAGACTATTTCCAATTATAGCAGAAGCAGTGGCTTCTACTCCGCCTTCTATTAAACTTCCGTTTATAATTACTCTAGGGGCTGATAGATATCCAGTACCTGGATTAGTTACACGTATTTTTGTAAGTTTACCATTAGATACAAATGCTTTTGCAGTGGCTCCTGTGCCGCCGCCGCCTTGAAAATTAATTGTTGGTGCTTGTGTATACCCAGAACCTTGTGAAGCAATTTGCACATCGGTAATTGTAAATCCAACATTGTCTTTCCAATGCTTTTTAGGATATTCGTCTATTGTTATACTTAAATTAGTTAAACTGTTTGTTGTAGCAATTATACTTTCTGGTATTATTTTAGCATCTATGCTACTGTAACTTGGTGGTAAATCAAAATCAGTTACTGACGTGTTACTAGGATCTAACTTATCATAACTGCTTCTGTACTCTCTAACTTTGGTTTTAAACGGCTTAACTTCTTTAATATAATCTTCATAACTTTCTAGATTATCATTCTTAAAGTTTACTCGTTGATCTAATTCTCCAACATTATGAATTGCTTTAACAAAACTGGTTTTAAATGCCCAATCTACAAATAATTGCTCTGCAAAGACATACCTTATGCTTGCAAAAAATAGTTTATTGTACTCAACTGCAAGTTCATCAACTAGTATATTATCTCTAAGTGCTTCTAATATAATTCTAGTTTCTATTATAGGTTGATTGTCATAGTACCTTGCATCGAAACTTGTAGCATCAAATCCTACTCTGCTTTCTATAAAGTTGTATAAGTCTTGACTAAACTGTATTGTTCCGTTTTCTCTACCTATGGTTTTATAATTTACTGTGTAATCATCAGTGTCTTCGTTGGCAATCTTTTCAAGTAGTAACCAACCTCCTGAACCTATATTGTTAATTTTTACAACAGTTCCAATAGGAGCATCTAAAGATGTAAGTTCATAACTTTCGTCTATTTCAAAATTAGTTATTGTAAACAATCCGTAACCATCGGCATACCAATCAGCATAATTCCAATACTGCCTTACATCGTACTGCTGAATAATAGATCTTTCCCAGACGTTTGTAACACTGTTTCTATTGTAAATAACCCAGCGGCCTCGATTAGTGCTATCTGCTTCTACTAGAACAGAAAACTTGCGAATGTCTATTGTTGTGTTATCTTGATAATTTTTTCCGCCTTGTACTACATTAGCACTTATGATTTTTCCAACAGAATCAATTGCAAACTCAAATTCAGCACCTTCGCCGTTGCCTTTAATTTCATATGACGGTGGAGTTTTATAACCTCTACCAGCATTTATTATATTAAGACGTGTAATCGAACCGTCAACTATTACAGGTTCGATAATTGCTGGTGTTAGATTTGCTGTTCCTATAAATTGTAATTCGTCAAACGTTTCTATTGAAACATCAAATAGTCGACTAAATGCAGTTGGAGCAGGATCAAAACTAGATAACGAACTGAGATTGAAATCATCTACAGTAATTCTAGTACTTAAAACACTGTTTACTCTTTCTATTACTTGTTTTAAGGCTTCTACTCTATTTTTAAACATACTTTGTCTTGGCTTAAACTGTATGCCGTATTTTTGCTTATCGCTAAGAATAGGATTTGGTACAGGACGATCAAACTCGTCGTAACCTATTAAACTGTCAAACCATTTTTTCTCAATATCTTTATTTGGTCTGCTTGTTGCTAAACCATCAGATAATATTTGATATTGACTGTGTATGTTTTGTTCTTGATCGTCTATTGTCCAGTATCTAAAATTAATTGCTACATTTTTATCTTCAAACAAATTGTTACAATTATAAACTGTAAATCTATTATCTTTCATAAGTGCAACAAATCTGTAACCTTGCTGTGCAGGGTTAGTTATAAGATCTGTCATTTGTTTTACAGTTAAATTACGTCCTTCAACATTGGGTATAGTTGTTTTATTTTCAACCCAGTAGTAATATTTGTTAGTAAATCTTTGAGCAACGCTGTCGTATTTTTTCTTTTTAACGTAAAAACTGTTTCCGTATCTTGTAGTACCCGACACTCCTTGAGACGGTGCTTCTTCTGTTCCTGAAATTGTGTCCCACTGGTCAGGTGTTAAAGTAGATTCTATCCATTCGTAAACACGTACTTCAGTTTCTGGAAAAATTGTCTGCCAGTAATTACTCTGGAATATACTAGTGTCTTGATACGGATTATAAAAACGCACAAAGTTTAAATCCCACCAAGTTTTCCCTACATAATTTTCTGCCCAACTTTCTGTATTTTGTACATCTTCGTTGTTAATTACGTTATAAAGAGCAGGATCGTAATATAATTTGTAGTCTAATTCTTGTTCAACAATACCAGCAATTTTTCCCTGCACTGGATCTAATATATCTATATGCTCAAGAAGTTTGTTAGTCTTTGTGTTATATAGGAATGCTCCTCTAAATTTAGAAACATCAACACTAGCGTACGGCTCTCTATGAATGTTCCAACTTTTCTCATTAATAGGTCTTTGATAATCAATTAATAAACCTTGGACTGCACGATTAGCGGATACTCTAAATTTAGCAACAGTGTTTGTAGTTAACTGTTTTATAGATCCGCCTTGAGTTTCGCTTATTGTAAAATCTGTATCGTTTATAATTTCTTTTATAAAATAATCTTTGCTTTCTTCTAAACCTGAATTTATAAGTGCATCTGTAGAATCATCAAAAAATGTAAACTGAATTCTTTCGTTTAATTTAAATCTTCTTGCATTGTCAACACGCAATATGTTTGATGCTCCGTCTACAAATTTAACTGTATCAACACCTTTTTGTAATTTAGGCATACCTACATATATATGATTATTAGTAAGTAGCAATGTGTCGCCAAATTGTCTAACTTGGTCGTTATCTAGATTATTATATTCTATTTGATCTGCATAAACAAGATTATCTTCTAGTCTTTCATAGATATAAACAACTCCTGTGTTACTTGAAGTTTTTATAATATTAGTTAAACCATTATCAAAGGTTGTTGTCTCTGAATCAATAGTAGTAAATATTTTTGCGTCAGCATTAATACTACTAACTGCAAGTTGATTTCCATCAAAACTAACTTTGTGTCCAAACCCTTCACCTGGTTCTTTGTTAAAACTTGATAGAGTTTGATTAAGTTCGTATAGTCCATTTACCTGTTTGTATATGTAAACTTTTCCTCGATTACTGCCATCTGTATCATTAAAACTTTCTCCAACTGCAAGTAATTTGCCATCTTGGCTAATACTAATACTATCGCCAAAATTTGCTTCTTCTCGAGAATCAACAATTTGTACAAAAGGTATTGAAGTTGATACCGGAGTAATGTCTATAAAGCCTGAGCCAGAAGATGTAAGTGTAACTGACTCAATTTCTCCGCGTTCGTTTATAGACAATGATGCTGAGGCTCCATTCCCGTTGCCAAAGTCGGCAACATTATTACCAAATCTTACTGATGTGTACTCTGGGTCGTAACCGTATCCACCATTAACAAGTGTAAGTGAGTCTACTGCAAAACCTATTACTGGTGAAATAACTGCGTCAGACGTAGCAGTATCATCTACATTTCGGTCAACTGTTGCTGTAGTTAATGACTGAGTGTAATTGCTTCCTGAATTAGTTATGCGAATATCGTTTACAGCAAATTTTAGTATTGGAAATACTGTGGCTTCTTCTAGAATTTCAGCAGTTTCAGTGGGTGCTTTTAT